TCTCCGGCAGTCTTGCCGATTTGCTCAAACTTTGCGGCTTTCAATTCCAACTCGTCAGCCTCTGCGCTGTGCAGTTGCTGGTCGTTGGTCGCTCGGAGTGCCGGGCCTCCTGGCGCAGCCATCTTCACCACGGTGTCGAGCGTGGCCTTGAGACTTTTAATCTCCTCTGCCTGCTCGTCCACCAGGGTCTTGTAGGTGGCGATGTCGTCAATCCCAAGCGACTTCTTCACTTGGTCTACGAAATTGGCGGGCTGGTCAGTCGCGGCCTTGACAAGGTCGGGCTCAATTCCTAGCCACTGTGCGGGAATGTTCATGTCGTCGTCATCCTCCTGGGTGAACGGTTCGGTGGTCTCGTTTTCCTCGGCTTCGCCCTCCCACCAAGTGATGAACAGGTCGAGGGCGGTCAGGAGTTCGCGAACGTCGCAGATTTCGTTGTCCTCACCGTTCGCCATCTCGTCTAGTTCAGCCACAATCAGGTTGATGAGGGATTGACGCACGGCGGCGAGGTCGTCGGGGTCGTGTTCCATCGTGTCCGGCTCGGCGGCCTTCCACTTGTCGGGCAACACGTCCTGCTTGCCAAGAGCTTCGGCGCGGGCCTTGATGTGGGCCTTGACCTTGGCCTTGTCCTTGGCGCGACCGAACGACTGGACGGCGTTCTTCAGATCTCCCACCGTGCGGATGGGGAACGAACCGTCGGGCAACGCTTCGCCCTTGTCGGCCATGTTGGAACGCTGGCGGTCGGAGTAGGCCTTCTTCTCGGTGTCGGGCTCGACGGTCTTGATTGTGCCCTCGCCGTCGCAGTCCTGGCAGTCCTCTTCGAGCATGACACCGTTTTCACCGGCCACCATGACGCGACCCGTGCCCACGCAGTTAGGGCACTCAATAGGGGTCTCGTCGCCTTTTGCTCCCTCGGCTTCCTCAAGCCCAGCGGCCTTCGCCAAACTGACCGAACACGACGGGTTGGCCGGGCGGTCTACGAGCGACACCTCGACAATCGTTCCACCCTTGATGACGCCTTCCGGGGCGAGGCTTAGGGCCTTCTCGCTCTTGTCAATCCGTGCGCCCTTGATGCCGATGGAAAACCCGGTTAGCACGCCTTCTTCGACCAGCGCGGCGGCGTCCTTGTCGATGACCTTGGCGGTCAGGTTCCACGCCTTACCCAACTGCTCCAGTTCGATTCCCTTGCCAATGGCCTTCATGGTGTGCATCTCTCGGATGTTGCCGATGTTGAACCACTCGGGCAGGGCGGAGTTCAGCCAGTCGGGGTCTACCCTTTGGTTGTCTAGGTCGAGAGTGTCGTCGGAGGCGATGCCTTTCACGACAACGTGACCGGCCTCGTCCTTTGACTTGACCAGGTTTCCAATGTAGGCATAGCGAACGGTCATCGTTTCCTCCGGTTCTAGTTAAAGACTAACTTCCTCACTTCGACGGTCAAAATCTCACTGGGAGACGACGACGGTGCACCGGCAATTGGGGTGGGAACCGTCGCACGGCTGGAGGTCGTTCAGTCCGTGGGGGTTGGCGGACTCTTGCTCTTGGCACACGTCACACGCGTCGTCGTAGGCCAGCCAATCCCACGAGGTTTCTCCCGCGGCTTGTAATTGGTCGATGAAACCGGCGTTGTAACTCGAATTGGTCTCGGTGATGGCAATCATGCTGGCCCGCGTCGGGTCGTTCAAGATAGCATTTATGTTCTTTGATATGTCCGTGTGGGTCAGTCCGTTGGATATTCCGTTCACGATTTCCGTGCGGATTCGTCCTAGCGTCGTCTGGTGTATTTCCGTGGCTTTGCTGTCGGCCTCGTTCAGCATCGTCTGAAGTCGCTGGCCCATCTTGACCAACGGGACACGCTGTTTCAGCATCCCCACCGCTTGCTCCGTGCCGGTCGAACTCGATTCGGTGTAAAGGTCTTTCAGGGCTTGGGCGAGTGAGGACGGGTTAAAGGTCGCCAGGTGCGCGGCACTGTCCACCGCCGCCGGAATGGTTGCCAGTTCCCCAGCCGACTCGACCGCACGCATGGCCTGGGCGAGCCACTCAGCCGTGCCGGTGACGCCAGCCAGGGCTTTGAGGATGGCCCTAGCGTGCTTATCCTCCAACGCCCGACGCAACAAGTAGCCCGGCAATTCCGTCACTTTCCGCTTCGTCAGGTCTTTTGGGCTATCACCACCCACGGATGCCTTGATGAGCGCGGCTTCTTCAGGGGTGTGGTGCTTAAACACGAACTGTCGGGCGCGGGGCTTGGACATGAACTTCTTGTACGCCTTCACCTCGTCGGCTTTGGCGTCGTCTAGGCCAACTTGCGGCGCTTCGCCTTTATCCGCAGTTTCCGGGGTCTGTGGGACTTGGCTTTCTTGGCTCGGTGCGCTCTCAAGTCCATCCTCCTCTAGTTGTCCCTTCAGGAATGTCACGGCGGTTCCGGCCACGACGAAAGGTTGGTCTGCCTCGGCGAAGTCCAGCAACGGTAGTCCCTGGTCTGCGCGAATCTCGTTCACGGTCTTGAGTCCGGTGGTGACATAGACCTTCTCGGCCTGTGCCTGGCTGAGCGCGTCCTTGCCTCCGTCGTCTTGCAGCAGGGTGAACGTCACGTCCTTGGTCTGGCCCATGTAGCGACGACCCAGGGAGTTCACTACTTCTTCAACGTACGACATGAGGGGCAACAGTGACACCGTTTCGGCGTTGTCCTGCTCGCCCTCTTGCGCGCCTTTCCCTCCGCCCATTCCGGCTCTTGGAATCACACCGAGTTGCTGGGCCGAAATACCGAACATTCCGGCGATTCTCTTGATGAGGTGTTCGTCGTAGTTCTCTTTGTAGCGTTCGTCCAGCGTCGGCGCGAAAATCGGATCCCAACCGTCGGGGAGCAACTTGGTCTTGTGCCGGTTCGCCGTCGAGCCTTCGAGGTAGTCGTTGTAGAGGTTCTCGTAGGCCCTCATGTTCGACAACGTGAGGTCGTTGCCGGTGGTCTTTAGGTAGACCTCGGCGCTTGACCCGTGGCGGTACTCGCTGAGCAACCATTTCTGTCGCTCTAGGTAGATGTTGATGAGTTCGAGAGATTGCTCCACCGCCGACCAGCCGTAGACAGTGTGGGAACGGCGGTTCATGACGAAGTAGCTAAGTTGGTCGCGCTCGTCAATCCCGTACTCGCCGGCGTAGAAAGCGGCCTGAACGTTCGAGTCGGGTGAGGCGACGAACTCCCCGCGCGGAAATCCCCAAAGAACTTGTTGGTAGGCCACGTCGGGCGGTCTGGGAATGTCGCCGTAGTTGTCCAGCAGAATCTTGATGGTAGGCGCATCAATGATGAGAAAGCCGATAACGTCCCCGCCCAGGCTCATCTTGGGATAAATCGCCAACCCGTCATACACGAGGATCTGAAACAGTGCTTCAGTAACCCACTCGCGCCAGCCTCTGTCATTCTGTGGATACGGGTTTTCCCAGAACTCCTGAAGTCGCGCAATCTGGTCTTTGTTCTGCTGACGGGCCATGTTCGAGGCTTCGGCGTGGCCGACGTTGCTATCAGACATGATGCGGTTGATAGCGTCACTCGACACCGTAAACGACCACTCAAGTTTTGCTAGTTCGCGCTGGGCGATGGTAATGCAACGCCCCACAATGTCGCACTGTTCGCTCGCCGCTTTCAGGGTGTTCCACATCGGCAGTCGCTTCGACACGACGAGGTTGTCCGAAATGTCGTACTGGTACTTCCTCGGCTCGGGGCGACCGTTCGGGCCCAGCGGGTCGATGGGTAGCGGAATGAGCGGGTAGCCCGGCCCCATCTGCGAACCGAACGAGTCCTGTGATCTCCCGAGAGCGGCGGCGAGGCTCGGCTGAACGGCGGCGTAACCCTGTGGCTGGTACTGCGTCGAGCCAATCAGCGCCGTGACGGACTTCGACAGACCCTTGACCCAGGCTGGCGTGTTACTCACCGCTCATCACCTTGTAGCAGTAGCGACAGATTTTTGCGCCTCGTTCGTTGGGCATGTGACACGCTCCGCATAGGTCAGCCAATTCACTAAGAAATCTACTACCCGCGCCTAAATCGGCCAATTCAGCTATGGCGTGCACTAAAGCATCAACCCTGTCCGGCGAGTCTGTGGACTCGTCGGGGTTCCAAGTGAGCATTTGGTCTTCCAACTTGTCGAACTCTCCGACGTGAAAAACCTTGCCTTGTTCATAGAGAACGGCGACCGGTTCGGCGCGAAGTTTCTTCCCCTGCTTGGCTCTCACTTTCTTCACCGGTAGGTACGGATTGACCGAGTGAAGAACCTCGCGAATAATCTCACCGCCCTGGTTGTCCTCGTAGACGATTGCGTCCACCTGGTGTTCCTCGAACAGTTGATTGACCAGACTCGCCCAGTTGAACGCCGAGTCACGGCGCGACCAGTCTCCGAGAACGGCGAAAGTGTTGTCGTAGGTCTTTCCGGCCATCACAATTCCGGTTTCGTCTGAGTCCTCCGTGTTGGTCACGGCTGGGTCAATGGCGATGACCTTGCGCTTGAACTCCGTTGCTTCGCCTCTGCGTATTACGTCGAGCGTCCACAGAGCGCCCGGAACGTCCTCAAGCAGTTCGCCTAGAACCTCCTGTCGGTAAAGCCGTGTGCCTTCGAGGGCCTGCAGTTCGGCCAGTTTCTCCTTCGAGAGGTTGTCGCGGTTGTCCATCGTCGATCCACGGGTAAGGTAGACACTCCCATCCGTGCGCTTCAGGAAGTCTCGTAGGAGTTTGTTGCGTTTCGGGGTTGTGGTGATGATGGCTTTGGGGTTCGGGCCTATTCGTAGGGCGAAACTGATCCCCTCGCTCCATGTTTCGTAGGCGTAGCGCCACTTAGCGACCTCGTCCAGCCACGCGCCCGCCAAGTTCAGCCCTCGGCCCGCGTCGGGGTCGTCGGCTCCGACCATGTGAACTTTCTGGCCCTGGGTCAGGTTTATCTGCCAGTTACTCCGGTTGTAGGTGAAGTCCTTGCCCTCAACCAGTCCGTGACCTCGCAGTGATCTGAGAATCCCACTCGGCCCTTCGACGCAGACTTTGCGAACGTCGCTAAACGTTTCGCCGAACACCGCCCATTCAGTGGGTTCGCCGTCGGGAGCTAGTGGGTTCTTCAGGATTTGGTCTACGAGGTTTTCCGCGCCCGCCCTGGTCTTGCCGAAACCTCGACCGGCCATGATGAGCCAGATGGAAAACGTTCCATCTGGAAGGATTTGCTCCGGTCGGGCTATGAACCACCAGGGCAACCGAGACAGTTCCCGAAGTTGCTCCTCGCTCAGGGTGTCCATCCATTTGGCTTGTTCCTCGGGCGAGAGGTTGGCGACCCGTTTGGCGAGGCTATCCATTCAGCGACTCTAGGAACAGTTCGAGGCGTTCCTTGATGGCCTCAACCTGGATGGGTGCGCCGTCCTTGCCGGTCAGTTCGGTTCGTGTCGGGGCGTTCAGTCCCAGCAACTTGGCGCGAGTTTGTGAAACCTTTAGAAGGGTATCTAGGGCTTTGAGAATTGGTGTGTCATCCTCGATTTCGACCCCGCCGCTACGCAACACAACTTTCCCGCCGTTGGAAATAACGGGATGTTTGGTGGTGGCAATTACAAAGGCCCGACGCTCTATGTAGTCGAGTTTCATCAGCTCCATCGCCAACGCCTGTTCGCCACCATCTTTCGGGATGTCGTTTATTGCTCGTTGCACCATCTGGTGTGCTGCTTGTCGAGTAACTCCGAGCTGGTTTCCGATTTGCTCATAGGTCATAGACCTCGAACGCATTTCCGCGGCGCGATGGTCTTTCTCAATTTGCTCGGGTGTTCTTTCCCACATTATGTCAACCAGTCAGTAACGAGATTTTTTGATTTATCTTCTAGTCAGTCCTGAATTGTCGCACTTGACAGGAGTTCGGCTTTCTTGCCCGTCAGAGTCTCCCAGCGTTGGATAATCACGTCACAGTAAATCGGATCTAACTCCATCATTCGACATTTGCGCCCGTTTTGTTCGCAGGCAATAAGAGTCGATCCCGAGCCGCCAAAGGGATCAAAAACTACCATTCCGGGTTTTGTGCTGTTGTCTAAACACTGATTTATAAGAGACACCGGCTTCATCGTCGGGTGAGATTCACTACGGGAAGGTTTATCGTGTTCAAGAACACTCGTCTGAGAGTTGTCTCCAAACCACCGAGTCCCTTCGTGGTTTCCACGCCCAGCCCTTCCTTCGCCCTCCATCCATCCATAGTAAATAGGTTCGTGTCTGTAATGGTAATCGGAATGACCGAGAACCATAGAGTTCTTCACCCACACAAGCGTTTGGTGAATCTTCATGCCAACTTCGTTAATTGCGTTACCGAACACAACACATTTCTCACCCGCCGGGTGAGAAATGTACCAAGGCGAAAGGGGTTTTAATGCAGTTTTTGCATTTGTCAAAGCCCCTACAAGAAGGGCGAACAATACTTCTGTATTATCGTTTTTTATTTCGAGTTTATTTTTGGTTTTGCCGACATAACTAACCCCATAAGGGGGGTCCGTCCACATACAATCAGCCATTTCCTTGTCCATCAAGACGGATACTGATAACCCATTTGTAGAATCACCGCACATCAAACGATGTTCGCCCAGTTGCCAAATGTCGCCGAATTTAGTAACAGCCACTTTCGGCACATCAGGAACGTCGTCAGGCTCACCGATTATTTGAGGATTCTGAAAGTCCAATGTATTTAGCAGTTCGTCGAGGTCGTCACCATCAAACCCCGTACCAGTTAAACCCAGTTCAGTTTCAGAAAGTTGCTTAAGGATTTCAGACAACGCCGGGTCATCATAGGTGGCCAAATCGTTAGTGCGGTTATCAACGAGAAGAATACGCAGCGCTTCGTCATCATCTACATCCACATAGGTGACCTCTAGAGTTTTTAGACCTAGTATTTTTGCCGCTTTCCATGTGTGGTTCCCCGCCAGGATGTTGCCCGTAGATCGCTGAACGACTATAGGACGATACTGGCCGTGTGCCTTCAAACTTTCAACAATCGCACCCACGTCGCCTTGTCTGACGTTCATCGGATGGGGCTGAATGTTCAGTACGTTTACGCTTTTGGTCTCCATAAATAACTTTCTTTTGGACTTACGTTTCTGCATTAAGTAGCGTATTACGCCCAGCCTACCGGACTGCCCCAACCTTGCCGTGGTAGTGCATGGCAAGGATACGCCTGACCACCGCTGATTTGCTCCGTCCGGTCTCTTTGGTGTCGGCCTCAATCATGGCGAGGAGTTCGGGCTTGATACGAACCACCAGGGTTTCCGTTCTTTCCATCATGAACCCATTTCGAGGTGATCCCATCGGCCCGATTCTTTTGCCTTCCTTGTGACTTCGGGAAGCCTTAGGAGGGCCGACTGATAAGCCTGAAGCCATGAACTTTCTTGCTCCTCGGGGCTAACCGGGTTGTGGGGCGAGTAGAAATTGACGCCCTCTTGTTTTGCGATTAGTCCAATTTTTATCTCTGCCAACTTTTGTGCATAAAAAATTATGTCCCGTGTGAGGGTGTCAAAATCCTCATGGTTTTCATGTGTTTCCATTACTTTCCCTCCCTGAACCCAAATGAAGTTTCACTGTCTGCCCTGCAAAAGTATTTTGAGTGGCCGTTTCCCTTTAACAACCAGACCTGTTCGCATTTACGACATTTCCACGCTGAGCCCCAAGCCGCCCTGGTTCTGAGCCACCCTACCGCGGGTGGGGTTTTACAAACGTGTTCTTTTTTCTTTTCTATCCAAGGCATTACTTTCCCCTTGCTACTTGTAGGAACTCGTCCCATTGAGATGGCTTAAAAACGTACGTCGGGGCAATTCTCTTCAGTTCGTCCAGCACGGTTTTCTGCGCCGGGCTGAGTCGGCCCTTCTCGGCTTTTAGCTCTATAAACATAAGTTCGTCGCGCTTCGGATTCCACGCGCAAATGTCCGGGAACCCCTTGACGCTCGCCCGGCGTGAGTCCGGAATTGAATACACGCGCCAGCCGTGAAGGTTCAGCACTTCCGTCACACGTTGCTGAAAATCGCGCTCAAGTTCGGTGTATTTCCACTTGGTTCGTCCAAAAAGAGGGTCGGTCATTTGACGATTTCCCAAACGTGGCCGAGTCTCCACGTCGTGTTGCACTCAAAGCAGGTGAAGAAGGCAAACTCCCCGTCTTCCAAGACTTTCTTTTTCTCTTCGCAGGCCGGGCAGGTCACGTCCATCGGTCAAGTTCCCCCGCGTCGGTAATGGTGCGGTGGGCCCGGTTAAACCTCGGGAGTTTTGACGAGATTTCTTCGAGGCGGTCTACGTGGCACTCCGCTTCGACCGCGAGTTCCAGCGTGTAACACGGCCATTGGGCGTAATCCCCGCTACCGAAACACCCCTCACAGTACGAAGCTCCGTCGGCCCGAATGTGGACTGACTTAATCAGGTCAATCTGTTCCCGCGTCATCCGCCCTCCTCGGTCTGGATAACTTCCCGCACTTCTGGCACTGCTTCCGGTAAACCTTTACAAACACCGTGTCAAGTCCGTAGTCCAGTGTCTCTAGTAAATGTATCACACTAGGCCCGTAGCGGTGTCGGTGTATCACTTTTACTTTTTGACCTTTAGCCGGTAGTAAATCATGTAGTCGGCCCAGTAGCGTCGGCACGGGGTGCACCGGCATTTGTGGGATTGGTACGCGTGGGCGGTTCCGTGGGGGATTTCGTCTAGAAGTCGTTTACACATCACGCGTCACCAGCCTGTTCATAATCCACTCCACCACTGGGACGGCCACGGCATTACCCATCTGCTTGTAGCGTTGTGCGTCACTTTGTCCCTCCGTCCAGCCGTCGGGGAATCCCTGTAGGCGTTCGCACTCGACCGGTGTGAGGCGTCTGACCATCGGAGTAACTAGCACGGTGGCCCGTGACTCGCCGGTGTTGTCCATGACATTGAGCGTCGGAGACACATCGCGCTTGGCCCACACCTCTGGCGGTAGGTTTCCGTCGTCGTCCCTCGCTCCCGATCTGATGACCTTGACGTAAGGCTGAAACAACGTCTGTCCGTTTCCCGTCGCCAGGGTCAGACTCACATTCTCGCTTAGAAGCGGCCCCTTGCCGCCGCCCGGTTTGCCTTCTCTCATGGTCAGGAGAGTAGGGACGATGGTTCTTCCCGAAACTCCGTCGGGGGTTCCGTCGCCCGCCGTCAGGGTTCCGTCAACTGTCGGAACTAAGTGATTGGCTACTCCCGACTCGCCGTTGTTTCTAATGCGATTAACAAGGGTT